AACATCGGGCTTGTTATCCATCGTAGTCATCTTCTCAATGTGTTGTTGTAACTTCTTGACTGTAACTCCCTTCGGTGGAAAATACTTAATTAAAAGTTTACCACGAAGGTTTTTAATTTTGGATTTAACGAGTTCTTTTTTCTCTTTTAAATCCGCTGAAGGTATTTGTGTGAATACCGTGTCATATCGAGCACCTACATAGTGTTCTGATAATTCCATTGTATAATGAACCACACTCAAACCTCTTCGTACTGCTTCTGCACCTATTGCAGTGAGAATCCATGTTTTACCTACACCTGAAGGTGCAACTACAACTCCCAATTCTCCTGGTCCTAAACCACCATCCATTAGGTCATTTATCGGCTCCCATCGAGTTGGAACAGTTGAGCGTTTTAAATCTTCAGTTCTTGCGTCAAAATCTTCAATATAATCCATACCCAAGTTGGTTTCTTGACCAACTTTCATGGCACCATCTACCAAATCTTTGATTCTATCATAAGAACCAGCTTGTAAAAGGTCTACTGATTGTAAAATTACATTTTTAAGATTTTGATTTATACAGAACGAACGAAATTCATTTTTGATATAATCTAAATCTACATTACCAACTTGGGTATAAACATGCTTAAGTTGGTCAACTACCGTTTTTTTAAGAATGTCATTATCCACTTTGGATAACTGAGATTTAAATACATCGATTGTAGGAGGTTTTCTGTATATCTCGTGATATTCAAGTATTTCACTAATAATCCACTTGTTAGCATCGTTCTCAAAGAACTTAGGAGTGGTTATTTCACTTATCGTGTCAAGAAACTTGTTATCAGTTAGAAGTGCAGAAACTACTTTACTCTGAAATGATTGCCCGTATTTCGATAAAGTATCTATTTGTTGTTGCATTGACTCTTTTTAATAACTTTTGCTAAGATACGAAAATAATTTGAATTTACAAAATTAATTGGTAATAATATTTCCAAAGGTTCTTTTTAACCAATCGTTAATATCGCCAAAATTATTTACTACCTTGTATTTTAGTAAAACTTTCATGAAATCCATTTTATTTAATGGTTTCAATTCTTCATTAAATCTATCAAGAATTTTCATCTTAATTTGACCAGAAATATCAACATCTTTAAGTTGCATTAACTTTTCGTTCATAATAATCTGATTCTTTGAATTTAAGATATCTTTATAAATTTTAATCTTTCCTTTAGTTTCTTCAACTTTTTGTTCTGTCAACTCTAGAAATTCATCAACTGAAATTTCTTTATCTTCAGTAATTTCTGGATATCGTTTAAGAACTGTCTTTAACCCACATCCATAAACTCCAGGTATATTATCAGATGTATCACCATCTAATACTCTATAAAGTAAAAGGTTTTTTGGGTCTAAACCAAATTCTTCTTTGATTCTGTTTTGATTATAAATCTTCTTTTTAGTGGGTGACCAAACAATAGTTTTTCCATCTACCAATTGTAAAAAATCTTTATCAGTTGACATGATTACCGCCTGTTCATCTTCTTTAAGAAGATTGGTAGCAATATAAGCCATAGTATCATCTGCCTCAACACCATCGTAAATCATGGTTGTCATAGGTAAATATGATAACATATCCATCAACCAGACATACTGTCTTTTCATTGATTCTCGTTCCTCTTCTTCATTCATCATATCGTTATATGCACGATTAATATGAAGTTTACTCTTAGAACGATTGGCCTTATACTCACCATAAATCTTTTTACGATTTTTAGAACCACCTTGACCATCAAAAGTTACGATTACTCTTGTTGGTTCTACTTGTCTGATTGCATAACCTATTGATTTAAGTGTACCAATCACACCACCAACATGGTCACCATCATCATTAAGAGTAGGAGTTGATGTCCAACATCTAATAAAAGTGTTTAACCCATCAATAATAAGAACACGAGAGTTCTTATGCTTGTTAGCATTACCCTCGTGTTCCTTCTCTACTGATTCTAAAATATTCTTGTATAAATCCTTCATTAAAGTTGTTCTTTATCAAGTGGAAAGTATTGGTCTAGAATATCGAGTTGGTCTTGATATTTTGCAATTGCTTCCAATTCAATTTCAATAGCCTCGATAATATCAGAATGTTCCCCAATACCAACTGATTGATTTAAGTAAACTTCAATGTTTGCAACATGCTTATCTACATGACCTTGTGCATGTGAACGAGTTGCTTTTAATAAAATATTTCTCATTTTAATTGTTTTTAATCATCCATACCCTCACCACCTTGAGTAACTTCCATATTATCAATGTCTAGGGTGTCTGATTTGTATTGTAAAATTTGTTCTTCACAAATCTTTTTATAAATTTGTTCGCGAACATCTTCTCTGTCTTCCATTAGTTGGATAAAATCTTTGGATTGGAATTTTAGTTCTTCACCAGTTTCAGTATCAACATAAGTGTACCATGCACCTGCTTGTTTAACTATCTTTTCTTCTTTCATTACCTTTAACCAAGAACCATAATTATCAATTCCTCTATCAAAGTAAATCTCAAAGTCAGTTGAACGAAGTGGTGGGCCCATTCTGTTTTTAATAACTTGTGCACGAACTTTCATTCCAACAATCTTATCTTGTCCACCAACTTTCATTTTGATTTGACCAGTTCCTTTTAATCTCAATCTAACAGAGGCATGGAATGCAAGGGCTTTACCACCACTTGTTGTCCATGGGTCACCAAAGGGCATGGCGTTCATCTTCTGACGAAGTTGGTTTGTATAAACTAATAAGATTTTTTGTCTACCAATCATGTTGGTAATCTTTCTCATCGCCTTAGAGATGATGATTGCTTTGTCAGTAGCATATCCATCTTTACCATAATCCGAAGCAAGTTCTGCCTTAGTTGAAGCAGCTGCAACTGAATCAGTTACGATGGTTACTAATTTGTCTTTTGAAGTTTCACGAACTTTCTCAATGATTGTTTCAGTCATATCAAAGATTTGTTCTACTGAATCTGCTGATACATAAAGTAACTTAGATACATCCACACCGATAGCTTCTAAGAATTCTCTACTTACTGCAGTTTCAGTATCAATCAGTACTGCAACACCACCTAACTTTTGAGTTTCAGCAAGGAGGTGAGCAGATACTAATGATTTTCCACTTTGTTCAAGACCTGTTATCTCAACGATTCTACCAACTGGCAATCCACCATAAGGGCGGTTAGAAATTGCAACATCTAACATGGCACATCCTGTGGAAACCCACCCATCAACATTCGTTGGTGCAGTATCATCATCTAAGAAGAATGCAACTTTGTTGTCTTTGGATTGCTTGTTCAGCTCACCCGCAAGGATATCTGCCAAGTCTAATTCTTGTTCTTTTTTCTTTGCCATAAGTTTGGTCTATTTACGAGTTGAATAAGTCATCAAATGCTGCAGCTACATCATCTGTTTTAGTAGATGAAGTTTCTGTTGTACCACCTAAATCGGCACTAACACTTGATTGAGTTTGTGGTGCAAGAGTTTCTTGAGTTGTTGAACTCTGAGTTGAAGTTTCACTTTCACCAGTTGGATTTAACCAACCTTCTAACACTCCTTTTAATTCTTCGTAAGATAATTCTTGATACAAATCTGTAATTGCAGTTTGCGATTCTAAGAATGAAGTTGCTCTTGAAGAATCCTCTGAAAGAGGTGTTTCTTTTGGTTTAACTCGAATTGTTGTAGTTGGATACGATGTTCCACCTTCTTCAGCAGAAATATACTCGATAGTTAAATCTCTACCACTTGTTGGGTCAGTAATATCACCATAATCTGGGTCTGCAATATAACCAAGAATCTCTTGATATACAGTTTTACCGAATCCCCAAAAACGAACTCCTTCTCCTTCTTCACCACGAACGATTACAGGTACGAAAGTTCTTAACTTAGGCTCCATAGCCTTTGCTGCCTTCCAATCATCTTTATCACCCATTCTTTTTAGTTTGTCAGCAAACTCAACAATAGGGTCAGGTCTACCAAAAGATTGTGGAGATAAATAAGTTTTGTTGTTTACATTGTAGTGAAAATAAAGTTCAATGAAAGGATTATCTTTGTTGAACTTGTAAGGAACGATACGAACTTGATGTTTACCAGGAGTTGGTTTCCAAAGTTGGTCAGTTTTTCTTTGTGTGTTTTGTAGTTTGTTCAGTCTACCTCTGATTGCGTTAATGTCTAAAGCCATAATTGTTTACCTTTTAGAATTGTTAATTAATTAATGTTTTATCGGTGTGTGTTTATGTATATAAATATAAGAATTTCGAAAAAACCACCGAAAAAATCTTTTCGAAATTCATATATTTTTTAACCCATTTTACTTCTTTTCTAAAAGTGCTAAAGAAGTAAACTTGTCTTGTACATCATCTATGAACCCCATCTGTGATACTTCCATTAGGTCATATCTAATGTTGTTCGAAAGTTGACCAGTTCCATTCGCCTTAGCGAAGAATTGTTTGAAACCAGTATCATTCTTAGCTTTGATGTCAAGAGAAACCCCTACAATTTGTGTAGCGTTCACAGTTGTAGTTATATAACTCATTGATTGTTGTCTATCTTTCTTAGTGAAATCATTTCTCTTCACTTCGATGATACAACTCTTTGTAAACTTAGTAATCTTACCATTCGTTTCGTTGACAAGGAAAATTCTAAAGTCTTGTCTACCTTCATCGGAATCATACTCCATGATTACAAAATCAGTTCTTTGTTTCGGTGTCATTGAGTTTAAAAACTCCCAACCATATTCTCTTCTAAGGTTGTCAGCGTTAAACTTACCACCAAAATCATTAACGATTACTTCGTACAACCATAATTGGATTGCACGTTCTAACAAATCGTTATCAGGGTATCTATCTAAAAGATACTGTCTAAGTTCCTTAAAGAGTGTAGATTTAAGGAGACTATCAATATCACCAAACTTATCAGTTGAAGTGAAGAAAGGTCTAAGGTCATCCTTTGAAATATCAGCCTCAAGGATAACATTGTTAAGAGAGGTTAGACCAGAGTTACCTCGAAGTGGTAACATAAACGCTATCTGGTCTGAATTCTTGTAGTAAACAATTAAATAAGGAATATCACCTGTGATATCTCCCTTCTTCTTCCACTCCTCATCACCAAGTGATTTACGATAATTGTTATCTCGTTTACCTAATCTAAAGTTATCGAGTAACACTGTCTTATCACCCTCATCTGTTGGAATGATTAATGGTAGTTTGTCAAACAACTTACCATTCAAAGATAGGTTGTTAAAACTTGGTAGGTTAGATACTTTACCATTAGGAAGTATCCAAACCGTTGGTGTTGGTTGTAGTGTGGTTGATAATCTATCATCCGCACCAGTACCAAACCCAGTACACTTAATTGTGTAGGTTCTACCGTTCTGAATGTTTCTGTTATCATACAGAGAAATCAACCATCTCAAATCCTCAATGTATCTTTCATAAGATAACATCTTTTGAGAATAAGGAATGAATGATTCAATGATTACACCAGATTCAATCTCTTGAGATTCTTCTTCCCAAACATCACCAGTATGAACATCCCATGAGTTCCAA